GACTATGATCTGGACAATAGTCTTTTCCTGTCTCTGCATCATGATACCAGTCTTTATCATTTCTTAAGTCTTCTATGGCTTCTGCACACGCTTCCTTATTATTGAAATCAAGTACTTCAAAATATCCTGTTTCTTGGAAACACATGTCTCTATCACATTGAATTGTAATGATTTTTCTCTTTTCTACACTCATTAACTTTCTCCTTTAATTATTTTAAAAAATTTTCATGAAATGGGTTTTTCTGTATTATGTGCCTTTCCATATTTTTATATAAGTAAATGTAGAAAGACTGATTGCATAGACACCAAAAATACTCCAGACTATTACTTCTTCTAAATTCATTCTAATTCCTCTTTTAATTGTTTTACGTACTCTTTTAGTTCTTTTAGAATTGATCTCTGATCTTTATGGTAAGAACCATTGTTTACTGACTTTTTGTATAGGATTTCTTCCAATTTTTTGATAACTTGCTTTTTTGTCATACTTCCCTACTAAAAAATTAAAAAAATAAGTAAAACACTATTTTTGTCATACGTTTTTGTATTTTTTCCAATTATTCTTCATTTAACCAGTACAATTCATAATAATCCTTAGAAAGTTTCTTAATTCTACGATCAAGCTCTTTAAGAACTCCGTACATAGTCGGAATAGCTTCTCCATTTTCCACTGGAATACCAAAAGTTTCCTCAATCCAAGCTCTAAGCTCCTGACCTGTTCTTGGTTCAGCCATTAATTTCCTCCTTTAATAATAAAATTTCACGTAACACGATAAATCAGTAGCTTGAGATAACTGAGTAGCTAACCTGCAAGCTTTCTTATGAATAGAAACACAATTAAGACCCTCCTCAGATACAGGATTATCATTAGCTAACGGTTTGATTTCTGATTTATTCCCATTGCTATAATCAAAAACAAGTGAAAATGGCATCCATACCTCCTAAATTAAGTTTGCGTGGCTTGGTGAGTCTAAAAAGCCACTATAGATACTGTTTTTAAGGCTTCAAATTTGCAAGCGTGAGTAGTATTCCAACAAGAATTATAAACACACCTGTTATAAATATAGAAGCGTGTAATTTATTCACTTTTAACTCCCATTCGAAAATTATAAAGAGGACACTTAGGTGAAGTACATTTTCTGACTTCAAGCGCACTCCACCCAACACACTCCAGACAAAAAGCTCTGATAGCCTTGGTTCTATTTAACGAAACCTGCTTTTCGCCACTTTTAGTTCTGATTACTTGTTTAACCGCCAATTGCACCTGCCATTTCTACACCAAACTTCAAATAACATATCCACACAAAAAAGAATATCTGCCAAAGCAACAAAAACACATCACTACCTACTGAGTAAGTTTCTAGTCGGGGATATTCTTTACAAGTTAGAAAACCACATCGAGTAAATAACGCTATTCCGTACATCCAAAATGCTACTGTTAAAAAAGTTTCTACACCCATAATTAAACCTCCTTTATTCTATGTTCATAATCCTTTAAATACCTGTCATACCAATTGTGGGAAGCGTTCCTCTTTTTCTTCTCAATATCCTCAAGAGCCTGTTCAGCATGCTTTAACTGTTCATACTTAGTAAAATCATCAGACCACTCCATTTCTTTCTGGATACACTCTTCCTCTTTATCCCTACGTCTTTGAGCACCCTCTGGAGTAAGTCGTGATTCAATTCTGTGAATCTTCTTACCCTTCTTTCTTCTGTGCTTCGGAATCTCGTTCTCTTCCTCTCTCATAAGCTTCTTCCTCCTCCCTAGTTAATTTAGCGTACTCGTCTTCTCTTTCTCTTATAAGAAGAATCAATCTTCTTAAAGTTTCATCACAGTAATCTTTTTCTTTTATAAGATGTCGCATCCACCACCAGTGCATGCTAGTTCCTGAGAACCAGTTGTCATATCATCTGTTTCAAATTCACTAAGATCATTCCAATCAACATTTACAGGCATAAATTGAGATAACTTATCATATTCTTCTTTAGTACACTCCTGATACGGAGCTTGTGTATAAGAGTGTTCAGAAAATGGCAAGAATGCTAGACCGCTAATGTTATCAAAGTTCTTATAGACCCAAGCACCTACATCTAGCCATTCATGCTCTTTCACATTAATAGTACAGCTTGGGTTGTGATCACAGTAATGCTCTTTGTAAATCATCCAAAGCTCTAGTTGCTCTAGTGCAGTCTTTTCAGTTCTAGTGATAGAACCCTCTGGAGACTTCTGAGGAAATCTGAATATCAAAGCTGTCTCTGGTTTGTTGACATCAGGTTCATGAGGAAATCCTTTGTCAAGCATAAACTGCGCTATAGGATCGTTAAGATTTACTTTTACTGATCTGATGTAGTACTCAGAATGCCTTGCGTGAATTCCAGAAGCTGTGTTGCACAACTGAGAAATGTTTCCACTAGGTTTCACACACGTAATAGCTGCAGCAGGATTGATTCCTATTTTCTTAGCCCATTCCTTGTTTGTTTCAGTAGCATGATGTCTGAGTTGTTGGAGAACTAATTTTAATGAATCTTTCCCACATTCTCCATTAGTTAATTCACAATCCATAATCCCTGTCATAGACACACCAAGTAAAGCTTCTTCTTTACAATTTTCAGCCCACTTAGAAGAAATGTATTTAAAGTCAGTTAAGGATGCTTGCCAAGTTCCAAGAATAGTGGCTATTTTTATTTTCTGTTTAAGTTCGGTAACAGTGTCTGTTTCTCTTACTACCACTTCAGATAAATTACAGAAACTCTTTGGTCTTAGGATAATTTCACCACAAGGGTTAAGTCCGAACTCCCACTCACTATCTCTTCTGTCAAATCCTGCTCTCCCATTTATTGATTTAATAGTTTTAAGAGCAGCTTCTCTATTAAAGATACCCCTCTCACCTGATTTAGAATTGTAAAGAGCATTCCACTCTTCCATAAAAATTCCTATATCAGGTTTTTCTGTGTAACATGCTGAATTATTAGAGAGTGCAAGTTCAGGATTAGTAACCCACCATTGTCCCGATTTAGCATGTCTCATTCTATCATCAGATAAATTACTAAGAGATATTAAACTAGCTCTACGTACTCCACCTACTACTACTACGTCAGCTATTTTACAAAATAGTTTGTGGACTTCAAAACTTGTTAGCTTTCTCCCTCTAGCTTCTCTGAAAGTCAGGACAGTGAAGTTAAATAATTCTACTAATGGAGCACTGCCACTAGCTCTTCCACCAAATGTTTTTAATCTAGCTCCTGCAGGTCTGATCTTACTCACATCCCATTTAGGAATTTGTCCTGCCAGTAAAAGAGAGATAAGCTCTTTGTAAGCTTTAGCCCAACCCATCTTAGAGTCTCCAACTGCGATGGTAGTATCGGTAGGAGAAAACTCTTCTGACATAGTAGGGAGTTTTACAATAAATTGCCTCTCAACAGAGAAACCTACTCCCACACCACAAAGTAGAATGTAAAGCATTTCATCGAAACATCTAATCTTATCAGCAATAAGAAAACTACAATTGTAGTTAGCTATGTTGTCTCTTTTTAAAGCCTCTCCTGCTGTCATGAGTGCTCTCATAGAGGGCATAACCTTTAGGTCTACTATGTACCCTTTAACTTCTTTATAAACAGTCTGAGGCATTTTATAATTACAATTTTCTTCAAGATGCCATTTCATAAAATCCATATATCTTGTTACTGTTTCGTTCCATGTCTCTCTTCTTCCTTTATCGTCTAACCATCTTGAGTAACGACTCAGATGGATGAAGTTTTGGTACATTGTAGGTAGTTCGTTCATTCATCCTCCTTTTTATTTTTAATAATGTAAGCTCCGATACAATCTTCGCAACAGAAATGTTGTTCTCCCACAAGACCATTAGGAATTGTATAATTACTACTGTTTGTGATTATAAAATTTGTTCCTAAATCTGTTATTTTGATAGGTTTGTTCTGAAACACTTCTTCCTTTCCGCAATTGTCACAAACATAAACACTTTTTATCGCCATCAATTCTCCTTTCAAAAAAAGGGGAGGAGGGACTCGAACCCATCATTAGTAGGATCAAAACCTACCGCCTTTCCCAATGGCTACACCCCTGTTAAAAAGTACCCCTAGAGAGAATCGAACTCTCACCCTCCGATAGAAAGTCGGAGATTCTAGCCGTTAAACTATAGGGGCTTAAAATTATTTAAAATCTGGTTCATCCCAATGATCTATCACTATTGGCTCCATTCCATCAATAGCAACACATAGAAATGGATCAGGTTTTGGAATTTCCACTACATCATTTACGAAGTAAGATAAATCCACTCCAGATACAAAATCATTAAGTTCTTTAATTAGCTTCAAAGATTTTAAAGGAATTTCTTTTTTATAAGCTTTTCTAGTTACTAAATCACCACCCCAATTGTAATACTCACCAATATCAGGTACTCTAGGCTGTTTATCATTTATTGGGAACCATTGTGATTCTTGTCCTGATTCATAGTTGGAAGGTGCAGGTTTGTAATACATTTTATGTAAAAATGTATTTACCGCATTCCAATCGTAAATTCGTTTACCATTCTTTTTTTGGAAAAGAAGAATTTTTTCTCTTACAAGTGCAGGTGATAGAAATCCTGCATCATTTGAAGCTTTTTCGTATTCTAGGATATCTTCTTCTGCAAGTTGTAATTCAAATTGAGTTACAGTTTCCTCTACCATTTGAGCAATTGATTTTTCTGGAGCAACTTCAAATTCTTCTTCAATATCTTCTGCATGTATTAAAAGTTTTGTATCGGCTACTTTAACCATTGTTCCTAATGTATTACCTTCTATATCATGAACAATTTCTTTTTTCTTTATTCCAAACATGTTTGTCTCCTTTCTAAAATTATTTAAACCATCCGTAATATTCTTGCTGTTCCTCTCCCTCATGTATAACATGTATTGGAAGTCCTAGTTCTAATCTATGTCTATTCATTACATGTCTACCAGTGCGCCCATTTCCATCTACAAAAGGGTGAATCCTTTCGAAATCAATGTGCATAGCTTTAACACATTCTTCCCTCATACTTGATAACTTCTTAGAAGCATCCATAGCATCAAACAAACTTATTAAATCATCTCTGATAAGTTTCTCTGCAATAAATATTTTTTTCTTTCCACCTATCCAAACATCACAGTTTCTTATCTTTCCTGCTATTTCATTATTCACTCTTCTCATAATAAGTAAATGAGTAGTTAGCACACTCTCTAGTGTGATGTCTTGTTTCTTTAGGTACTCCCACGCTAGGTGAGCATCTTCTAAAGCTTCTTCACTACGTTCATCTTCTATCCAGTTAGAGTGTTCTAGAAATTCTAACTCTACAGGGTCTATGTTTTCTCTATTCATTTTTTCTCCTTTCTGTAAGCTTTAGCTGTATTCATAATATTTTCAGCAAACATAGCTGAGTACCTCATAACACTTGGCGTATCGGGATTTTCTTCATCTTCTAATTCTATTACTTTATTGTGTACCAGAGTCATTAGGTGTGCGTAATGAACTACGTTAACTAAATCTGCTACAGTTGTATGTCCTAAATGTTTTCCACTGGTTTCTAAAATTTCTAAAAGCATATTGCAGAAATTAATATGTTTGCATTTGTAACCACTCTTTTTCATTGTCTCTTCTAGAGAGTATTCTTTCTTAGTATTATCTTCCATTAGCTCTCCCTTACTTTACGTTCTTTAAGGCAATGACATGGAGTACCTATCCTCACCATCTCTTTTCCTTTGCAACCTTTTCTTTTTCTGTAACCAATATTAGCATTTGGTATTGGTGCAGTCCTTAATAATTTTCCATCTCCATGACAATCTTTACAATTAGTCTTGGGAAGGATTTCTTTTTTCGTTTTCTCTGTCAAGATATTCTTTAACCGCCTTTCTTATAATAGTGCTTCTGTTTGCTTCCTCTGATTCATTTACTATTTCATCTACTTGTTCTAAATGATTTACAGGAATGTAGACCGAAGCCATCTCCATTCTCTGACCTCTAAAATTATGCTCTCTTTTACCCATACTGTCCATCAATTACTCCTAAATTGTATTTAAATTGTAAGATAATATATTATATGAACATTTTGTCGTTTTGTCAAGAAAAATCTTGACATTTTGCAAGTTTTTTTGTATAATGTATTTATTGTTAATTGATAATCATTGTTAGGTAAAAATGAAGAGAAAACTACCAAAAGTACATGATATTTTGCAAAAAACGGAAAAAAAGGACTCTAGAACAGGACTCTCACCCTTTGAGGCTAGATTTGCAGAAGAATGGGTTAAATCTATGGATAATCGTACCGCATATTTAGATGCAGGAGGCGAACCAAAAGAAACTGACAAAGCCCTTCAAAAAGAAGCTTCAAGAATAAAAAATAAAAAATTAGTATTATTTGCAATAGATAAAAAACTTAAAGAACTAACAAAAAAAGTAGACCTTAAAAAAGAAGAAGTTCTGACAGAATTAATGAGAATAGGTTTTGCTGATCCAAGAGCATTTTTCAGAGAAGATGGTTCTTTAAAACCGATGGATGAATTAACAGTTGCGGAAGCTTCTGCAGTTAGTTCTATTACAGTCGTAGAGCAGTACGAAGGTCAAGGAAGTGAAAGAGAGTTTGTCGGATATCAGAAGACTATTAAGTTTAATGATAAGCTGAAAGCTCTTGAACTGCTTTGTAAAAATCTTGGTATTCTTAAGAGTGATTCAAATCAAACTAATATTCTTAATCAAATTCAATTGAACTTGAAGGTAGAAGAAGCCAAGAAATTAGGGGTTGGAAAGCTTCTTGAACTTGATAAGATTTTAAGTGAAGGTTAAATGAGTAAAAAATTAGATAAGAAGAATGTTTTAATCATAGGCGATACCCATTTCCCATTTGAGCATCCTAATTACTTAGAATTCTGTAAAAGTATCCAAAAACAGGAAAAATGTGGAACAATAGTCCATATTGGTGATCTAGTAGATAATCATAGTATTTCTTATCATGAAACTGATCCGAATGCTTGGAGTCCTCTTAAAGAAATGGAAGAAGTTGATAAAACATTAAAAAAATGGTTTAAAGCTTTTCCAGAATTAAAACTCACTAGAGGTTCTCATGACAATCTTGTAGATAGAAAAGGTAAAACAGTAGGATTACCTAGAAGATGTTTCAAACCTTATAGAGAAATTTGGAATCTTCCTGATAAATGGGAAGATGATTTTAATTTCGAAATAGATAATGTAGTTTATCAACATGGTACAGGAAATTCTGGTAAATTAGCACATTTAAATCTTGCAATATCTAATAGACAAAGTACTGTTATGGGACATTCTCATGCTTTTGCAGGAATAGCTTTCACAGCCTCACATAAAGATTGTATTTTTGGAATGAATGTTGGTTGTGGTATAAACATTAAAGCTTTAGCCTTTGCGTATGGGCAAGATTTCAAAAATAGACCTATTATTAGTTGTGGAGTTGTTCATAATGGTGAAGACCCCTGTATATATAGAATGATATTATAGTAATTAACAAAGGGATAGGAAGATATTCCGAAAAAGTGTTACCTTGACACTCTGCCCTTAGAAATTTTATCAAGGATTATCTTAAGGAGATAATAATGAGCATTTGTAAATTAGAAAGTTGTAAAAAAGAATTTGTTCCAACGAGAAAAGATAATGTTTTCTGTAGTCATAAATGTGGTTATAAATACAATCATAAAACTGAAAAAGGAAAGATGATACGTGAGAAGTATAAAACCACAAAAGCATATAAAGAAAAACGTAAAAAATCTAATCGTAAATACAGGGAAAATAATTATTTGAAAATAAGAGCACAAAGATTAGTTCGTGATTTTCCTATAGAAGAATGTGAAGTCCCTAATTGTTCTGATATTGGTGAAAAGCATCATGATGATTATTCTAAACCTTTAGAGATTCGTTATTTATGTAATAGACACCATAACGATTTTCATTGGGGTGCGAATAGACTATAATGAAGAGGAAAGACTGTGAAAAGTGTATTTTTGACGAAAAAAAGTGTGTTCTTTGTACATTTGTTAGTGAAAAAGGTATTTATGGAAAACAAAAGAAGTTAAAATTTTATAGTGTAGAATTTCATGAGCTACAACAGCAAAAAATGAAAGACCTTCATTTGGATATATAATGGAAGATACAAAACCAGAAATTGAAGAACAAGAATATATTATTGAAATAGCTGTACAAATACTTTATACAGGGGAAAAAGTTCCTGATAAAGCCTATGTGATTAATCCAATAGAAGAATTTATAAGTAACAGGTTAGATAAATTCAAACATGCGTATAAGTTGCAACGCACAAAAGTAACCATTGATGAAATGGAATATGAAGATGAAGAGAGTGATGAAATAATTTGAGCAAATTAGTACTTCCAGATGAAACCATTGAACAAATGCCATCTGCAGAAATTGTAAAAATTGCTCTTGCAGAAGAAAGTCTTTTGGAGTTTATCAAGCAAGCATGGCACATCCTAGAACCAACTACAAAATTTCAAACAGGTTGGCATTTAGAAGCTATATGTGATCACTTAGAAGCAGCTACTAAGAGACAGATAAGAAATTTAATCATTAATATGCCTCCAAGACATATGAAAGGATGTGCGGATGAAACTTTTGTTTTGACACCTAATGGTTGGACAACACATGGACAATTATGTATAGGGGATTATGTATATCATCCATCAGGAAAGTCTGTGATGGTAACAAACGTATCTGAAAAATTTGACACAGATATTGTTATAGAATTAACAAATGGTGAAAAAATAAAATGTAATGGTGAGCATCTTTGGACTGTTTACAATAGAAGCACAAGAAAATGGGAAACAAGAGAAACTAATGATCTCATTAATAAAAAAGTATGGTCTTCAAATAGAGCAGTTTTTCAATTACCTGAAACATCTTGCATAGATTTTGAAGAGAAGGAATTATTACTTCATCCTTATTTTATTGGTGCTTGGTTAGGTGATGGAACTTCTACAGCACCAGTAATAACTCATGATTTGTATGATGTAGAACATATTAGAAAAATAGAGTCTGTTGGATACAAAGTAACTAAAAAAATTCGGCAGAATGGTAATTCAACTCGTTCTTGTTTTACAAAACAAAATATTATACAGACAATAAGAAAACTTAATTTGTATAATAATAAACATATACCTAGTGATTATAAATATTCTTCTAAAGAACAGCGTTTAGAGTTAATGGCAGGTTTAATAGATACAGATGGACATGTTTCACAAAATGGAAGAATTAGGATATGTACATCTTATAAGAAATTACGTGATGATATTATAGAAGTAGCAGAATCATTAGGATGGAAACCTTATATATGTGAATCAGAATCTTCTGGATATGAACAATATGGTGATAATAAACCACATTATCAAATTGGATTTAATGCATCATGTGATATACCATTAGCTATAAAAAGAAAGAAAGAACGATTAAAAACTAATCATTTAAGAAGAAAAATTGGTATAAAATCAATTACTAAAAGTAAAAATCCAGAACAAGGTAATTGTATAACAGTTGATAGTGAAGATGGATTATATTTGGTTGGTGAAACACTTATTCCAACTCATAATTCACTTGCGGTGTCTGTTTTTTGGCCTTGTTGGGTATGGCTTAATGATCCTTCTTCTAGATGGTTGTTTTCTTCTTATGCACAAGAATTATCTACTAGAGATAGTTTGAAATGTAGAAGATTACTTTCTTCTGAATGGTATACTAAGAGATGGGGTCATAAATTTCATCTTACTGGTGATCAAAACCAAAAAACACGTTTCGAAAATGATAAGACAGGTTACAGGCTTGCAACGTCTGTTAGCGGATTAGTAACAGGTGAGGGTGGAGACTTTATAGTTTGTGACGATCCTCATAACGTAAAACAAGCAGAATCAGATGCAGTCAGAAAAGGTACGTTACGTTGGTGGGATGAATCAATGTCTACCAGAGGTAATAATCCTAAAACAGTTGTTAAAGTTGTTGATATGCAGAGATTGCATGAAGCTGATTTAACAGGTCACTGGTTAGAAAAGAGTAAGGAAGATGTGGTTCATTTAATTCTCCCTGCAAGATTCGAAAAAGAAAATAAATGTGTAACTGTTATTGGTTTTGAAGACCCAAGAACAGAGGAGGGAGAACCTCTCTGGAAAAATCTTTATGATGAAGAAGCATTGACAGCTTTAGAAAAAGATTTGGGTTCAGAATATGCGATAGCAGGACAGTTACAACAAAGACCATCACCTAGAGGTGGTGGATTATTTGCAGTTGATAATTTTAATTACATAGATCACATAGCTCCCTCAGAGATAGTAAGAACAGTTAGGTATTGGGATAAAGGTGGAACAGATGATCCTAACAATGCTTTAACTGGTGGTTGTAAAATGCATAAGATGAAAAATAATTCTTATATAGTTGAGCATGTAGTTTCTGGTTTATGGAAAGCTCCTAAACGAGAAGAGATGATTAAAAGAGTTGCTGAGAATGATGGCAGAGGAGTTACGATTGGAATTGAGCAAGAGCCGGGGTCTGGAGGGCTAGAATCTGCAGATAGCACAGTAAAAAATCTTGCAGGATTCTCAGTTAAAAAAGATAAAGTAACAGGTGATAAAGTTACAAGAGCAGAACCTTATGCAACACAAATAGAAATAGGAAATGTATATTTGTTAAAAGGTGCATGGAATGCAGACTTTGTAAAACAGCATGAATTATTTCCTATGGGACTGAGAAAAGATTTGGTAGATTGCTCTAGTGGGGCATTTAATTTATTAACAGGAAAAGGTAGAGCAGGAACTTGGGGCGGTAAGAAGAAATAATGGCTAAAAAAGATAAAGATACAATGCAGGTCAATAAAAAAGAGTTCTTCAAGTTCATGAACTCTATTCAAGGTAGAAGTGAACTTCTGCAAAGAGCAGGAAAATCTTACACAGATGATAGAGACATCTACAAAGCGTTAGGTTTTGAAAATTCTCTTACGTTTAAGCATTTTTGGGAACAGTATAAAAGAGGAGACATTGCTAAGAGGATTATCGAAGCACCAGTAACAGAGTCATGGAGACTCCCTCCTATGGTTGTTGAAAATGACGAAAACGAACCTACTGAATTCGAAAAACAGTGGCAACAATTAGTTGACGAAAAGAAAGTTCTTAATTACTTACTAAGATCGGACAAACTTAGTGGAATAGGTAGGTATAGTGGATTACTTTTGGGACTTAATGATGGGGGTTCTCTAGATCAACCAGTAGGAAATGCTACAGAGCTTCTTTATTTAAGACCTTATAAAGAAGAAAATATAACAATACAAACATTTGTAGAAGACATTACAAATGAGAGATTTGGATTACCAGAACTATACGAAATACAAACAACAACTGTAGCCAGTAATAATAACAGTACGAAAACCAGATTAGTTCATTGGACTAGAATTATTCATATAGCAGAGGGATTACTTGAAGATGATGTCTTTGGTACTCCAAGACTGGAAGCTGTTTTTAACCAGTTAAAGAATTTAGAATTAGTAAGTTGTGGAAGTGCGGAGATGTTTTGGAGAAGCGCATTGCCGGGATTTGCATTTATCTTAGATAAGGATGCGGTACTTGATTCTTCTTTAACAGAAGCAACGATGGAAGCAGACATGGAGAAGTATTTCCATAATCTTCAAAGAACTATTAACGTACAAGGAATGGATATTAAAAATCTAGCTCCTACAGTTGCTGATCCATCAAATCACGTAGATGTATTTGTATCCCTTATTTCAGGTGCGACAGGTATCCCAAAGAGGATTCTGATTGGTAGTGAAAGAGGTGAATTAGCTTCCTCACAAGATGAAACAGCTTGGAATAAAAGATTAGAAGAACGAAGACAAAATTTCATAAGTCCTAATATTATTGATCCATTCATAAAAAGACTTCAAGAATTTGGAATTTTGTCTGAGGCAAAATACACTATAGAGTGGAAACCAATAGCAGTACCTTCTGAGAAAGAGAAAGCTGAAATAGTTAAGACTCTTTCAGAGGCTATAGCAACTTATTTCAATGCGTTAGATGCATTCGATTTCTTACCATTTGAAATTTACATGAAAGAATTCTTAGATTTTGATGCAGAATTGGTTAAGAAAATTCTAGATGAGACTAAAGGTGCAGTAAGAACAAAGTTGAACGAACCTAGTTCCAAAACAAATCCTACAGGTCGTGATAATTCACCAAAACAATCTGCGGAGGTTACTGATGTCTAAAGGACATAAGATTAAATTACTAGAACCTAGAGATGAAAAACTTTCAGAACTTTTTCACATGAAGACTAAAGATTACAATGCTCTTGTTAATACTGTTAACTTTTTAGCAATTGAAGTAGGAATGTTTTTAACACATGACATTGATCCTGATTGTCCAAAGAAACTGTTTGTAGAAACACATCCAGATTTATTTGAGGAGGCTCTATAATGTCAGAAGATTTAAAACGTGTAGAAGATAAAATAGATGATCATTTCAGAGGAGTTTATAAAAAACTCGATGATATGAACAGAGAAATTACTACCCATAAAGTAAAGATAGAGAATTGTGAGGATGGTAAGAGTTCCTTAGAAGAAGAGATTTACGGAAATGGTAGAGCAGGATTAAAATTAGAAGTAGATCGTATTAAAAATGCGTTAAAAACAACAGGAATAATTAAAAGAAGTATGTGGACAAACATCGGAATTATTTTTACATGTGTGGGAGTAGCTGCAGGAGTAACCTTTAGTTATTTAACATATACGAAAAATAATACTTCTGATAAAGTAGCAATTTCTATTGAAAAAAAGGATATTGAATAATTTTAAGGAGTTTTAAAATGAGAAAGAAAGTATTTATTTTGGTTACAGTAACAGTTTTTGTGGCAATTTCTTTAGCAGGTTGCACTTTAAGAAACGCAAATGTGAAAATAGGTGAAGCAACAACAGATAAAAATGTAACAAATAGTGCGCCTATGAAATTAGTAGATTAGGAGAAAATATGAAAAGTATTTGGAAATCAAAATCATTTTTAACAGGACTTGGTTCTGTAATAACAGCTATAGCTCTTAAGTATGGAGTAGAAATAACTCCAGAAATTCTTGAGGGATTATTTGGACTTATTGGGCTTATTTTAGTAGGTAAATCTGCTACAAAGAGAATGTCTAAGGAATAATTGATGGATAAAACAGAAAACGCTACCATTACAATAGAAACAGAGGATGCGACAATAGTTGTAGATACTGATGAAGTCACAAGTACGGAAGATACTGTTGAAGAAAGCACAGTGAGTTTACCTACACCTAATGCAAATGAGTTGCGAGAAACATTTTTCAACAGATGTATGCTGACTCCAGAAGTCATGAGAGACTTTCCTGTAGAAAGAGACAGGTGGGTAGCTTGTACACAGGCTTTTGAAGGAAAATCTGAGAATATACTTGTCAATCAATCAGCTAGTGTAATAAAAAATTTCAGTATGCGTAGAGAAGTCAAAGATGGTATTCCGCATATTGTAGTTCCTATAGTTGCATTGGTAGAAGGCGTACATAGTGGTAGTGGTGGTGCTGTACTACATTCATCAAGTGAAATACAACGTACTGCAGGAGATTGGAATGGTGTACCACTTACACTTAATCACCCTACAGTAGGAGGAGATACTGTTTCAGCTTTAAATCCTACTATCATGAAGCAATGGAGTGTAGGAACATTCGAAAATGTATTCTATGAAGGAGGAAAACTAAAAGGTGAAGGTTGGATCAATGTAGAAAAACTTTCTCAATTGTCTCCAGAAACATTAGTTAGGATAAAACAAGGGGAAGAACTAGAAGTATCTACAGGATTTTTTAGTAAGTCTGATAACATTGAAGGAAATTGGAATGGTGAAAAATTTGAAGGAACAGTATTAGATATAGTTCCAGACCATTTAGCACTTCTTCCACATGATGAAGGAGCTTGTAGTATGAAAGATGGTTGTGGAATAAGAGATGAAGGAGAATGTGAAACCTGTAAAGTAAAGAATATGGAACCCATTTCTTTAGTACAAGCAGGAACAGAAGATAATGAAATAATTGAATCAGAAGGGGGTGAGGAAGAGATTAAAGTAAATGTAAATGAAATTAAGAAAGCAGGATTTTATATCAATGAACTCAGTCATAGTAAACTTAGAGAAGCTTTGCTTCAACAAGTGAATGCTATGGATACTGCAGGAACTATGCATTTCTTAAGAGAAGTATTTGATGATCACTTTATTTTTGAAAAACTTTCTGCTGATGGAACTCAATTATTTAGCCAAAAGTTTTCAATAAAGTCAGCTAATGACGAAGTGAAGATTAAAGGTGAAGCAAAAGAAGTGAGAGAAAAAGTGGAATTTATACCACTAGAAGTGAATAAAAATTCTAAAATTGAGGAGGCAGTAATGGAAAGAAAAGAGTTAGTCGAAGCTCTTATTACTAATGTAGAGACACCGTATGATGAAGATGATAGGGAAACTCTGATTGGTCTGACAGAAGAGAAGTTCGATAAGGTAGTTAAGTTTGTTGATTGTAAATGCAAAGACGAAGAAATTACCGTTAACAAAGAAGTAGTTAAGGAAGAAGTAGTTAAAGAAGAGATTACAGTTAAAGAAGAGATTACAGTTAATGAGGAGAAAAAAGTGGAAGACACTAAAATGACTTATGCTGAACTTCTTGAAAATGCTGCTCCAGAAGATAGAGAGTTTATAGAAAATGGTACTCAAATGTATAAAGAAGAAAAAGCGAAAGCTGTTGATGCATTGGTAGCAAATTCTAGAAACCCTTTTTCTAAGGAAACACTGGAAGCAAAAAGCTTGAAAGAGTTAAAAGAACTAGCAACACTTGGAAATATTCCAGTTACTTATGAGGGCAATAACCCTGATAGTGAAGTTAAGACACCTAAACTAGGTGAAAGACAGGATAACGGAAAAGGTGTTCCAGTAGTTCAAACACTATCAAGTTACATTAAAGAACAGAAGTAAGGTAAAGAAGTAATAATTTTTAAATTTAGGAGGAAAACAAAAGATGGCTCCAAAAACTATTATAGTTAAAGGAAATCCAATTAGGGGTGAGAAAGTTGCAAACGCTGCAATAACTCCCGGACATCTTTGCGAATTCATAAGTACTGATAAGATTCAGAAGCAAGCAGGTAACGCTCTGAACTTTCTTAGAATGTTCGCATTAGAGAACTCACTAATTGGTAATGAAATTGGAACTGACTATGCTGCAGCACAACAAGTGCAGTATGGTATCTTCAATGGTGGAGATGAAGTATATGCATGGCTTTCAGACGGAGAAAATGTAGTAATCGGTGATGAACTAGAAGCAGGGACAACAGATGGAGAACTTATTAAGAGATCGTCTGGAACTCCTATTGCGGTTGCGAAAGAAGCAGTTGATCTTTCTGCATCAGCAAATACTGCTAAAGGTAGAATTATAGCAATCATAATCTAATTTAAGGAGAGATAAAAGATGGATGTAAATGTTGATTTAATTAAAGCAGGTACAGGTTATGGTGGAGTTGCTGAGAAGCTTCTACACAATAACATGAATGTATCTTCTTTAAGAACAAACGCTGTCCTTACATATGATGAATGGAAGGATATAGACAATATAGTTCTACAGGAAGCTCACAGAAGACTAGGTGGTGTAAATGACCTTATTGAAAGAGGGCTTGTCAGAACTGGTGGTGGATTAGGAAGTACGGTATTGCAATGGCAAGATGCTAGTGATACCGACGATGCTGAAGTTAACATGGATGGTGTAAGTAGAAGTGCGAAGGATAGACAAGAATTTGATACTAACTTCCTACCTTTACCAATTATCCACAGAGATTTTGGTTTCAGTATTAGGGAAATTGAAGCTTCAAGAAATAATGTTGCAAGTCAACCTCTTGATCTTTCAATGGCAGAAGAAGCATCTAGAAAAGTTGCTGAAAAAGCAGAAAACATTCTATTCAATGGTCTGAGTACTTACTCTATGGGAACAAATGGTGGAATCATTTACGGATACACTGATCACCCTGATAGAAACACTCAAACGCTTTCACAGAATTGGGATGCTTCTGGTAAAACAGGACAAGAAATTCTAACAGATGTCATAAATGCAAAACAGGCTTTGATTAATGACAGACACTACGGGCCGTTTATGCTTTACATACCAACAGCTTATGAAACTGTTCTTGATGATGAGTTTAGTACTCAGTACCCAAGATCAATCAGAAGCAGACTGTTAGAACTTGATGGTCTACAAGGTATTAAAGTTTCTGACTTCTTGACTGCAAATAACATTGTTATGGTTTCAATGCAGAGCACAGTTGTTAGAATGGTAGAAGGTCTTCCGCTTACAACAGTACAGTGGGAAACAGAAGGTGGAATGCAAGTGAACTTTAAAGTCATGACTATCATGGTTCCGCAAATTAGGTCTACACAGGCTAATAGAAGCGGTATTGTTCATATTTCATAATTGATCACAGTAACCAATCTGTTCTTTAATAAAATTCTTTTAACCAAAAAGGAGTATTAAATGCCAAAGTTTCAAGTTAAAGAAGGAAAAAAACATTACTGGAAAAAAGCAGTTGTAAGAGGAGGGAAAAATTCCGTACTTAAAGACAGATTGCTTAAGGAAGGTGATATACTAGAATGCGAAGAATGTGAACTCGGTAGTGCGAGAGACAAATTCATTTTAGTACCAGAAGTAGAGAAACAGAAAGAACCTGTATATGGATTCTTTTCTAGAAAAGTTGCGGATAAGCAGTACGATGTAATCAGTGAAAAAACTGGTGAAAAGATCAACGATGAATTTTTAACTTATGACGAAGCCAAAGAGCTTATTAAATCTAAGAAATAATGGTTGATCGTTGGACTGTTCAGAAGTTGTGGCCTGATTCTACTGTGTTTATCATAGGTGGTGGTGAGAGTCTCAACAAAACTGGTTTGCAATGGAATGAAGATACAAAAGATATTATCAAGAAATCCATTTCTGATGATTTGTCTTGTATACACAATGAACGTGTAATAGGTGTCAACAATGCTTTCGAATTGGGAGATTGGGTTGACGTTTGTTTCTACGGTGATACGAGATGGTTAGATTGGAATGAAGATAAAATAATTCATTTTGCAGGTTTAGTAGTTTGTTGTCACCCACAAAATAAAATCGCTTGGATAAAGACTGTGGATAGAGAAAATGGTTTTGGATTAAGTAAAGACCCAAAAATCATTACATGGAATAAATCATCTGGTGGTGCAGCTATTAATTTAGCTGTCCACATGGGTGCTAAAAACATAATTCTCATAGGATTCGATATGTTTGCAAAGGCAGACGGTGCTGATAATTGGCACAACGAACATAAAATTCCTAATCAAATAGCGACCTCACCTTATGAACGAATGCTACACGCATTTGCAGAAATAAAACATGATGCTGATTCGCTCAGAGTCAACATAATTAACACATCGTTAGAGAGTAAAATTGAATGTTTCAGGAAAATGGAACTTAAAGAAGCAATAAAGGAGTATTGTTGAAATCTAAAGTAGCAATATTAACGGAGCTAAATAAACCACTTGTAGTTGATGATGTAGAAATACCTAAACTAGAATGTGGACAGGTTTTAGTAGAGATTTACAAAAGTGGAATTTGTGGTGCTCAGATAGGGGAGATCACAGGAGCTAAAGGTGAAGACAAGTTCTTACCACATTTACTTGGACATGAGGGAGCGGGAATTGTTCTAGATGTTGGAGTCGGTGTGAAACATGTAAAAGAAGGAGATCATGTAGTTGCTCACTGGAGAAAAGGTCAAGGAATAGATGCTCCTTTTCCTAAATATAAATGGGGAGATAAAACAGTAGGTGGTGGACAAGTAACAACATTTGCTGAGAGAGCTATTATTTCTGAGAACAGACTTACAGTGATTGATAAAGATTATCCATTTGAATATGGTGCTTTAATGGGTTGTGCAATTACCACAGCTTTTGGGCTTATCAATAATGAAGCACAATTAAA